GATTAGGGCACACCGAACGACAGGGAGACGGAAAATGTACAAGGTCACTTACAAGGACATCGAGACTGGCACCGAGTACCCGAAGGAGTTCGCCACGGAGCTTGAGGCAGTCCGGTGCATCGGGTCCGCTGAACTGTACGTGAACCTGGAAGTGGTGAGCTACTCGGACAACATCGACCGCAGCAAGTTCCGCCACTAGCCACAAGGAACCAGGCCTCCCGAAAGGGGGGCCTTTTTTCTTTGCTATGCAAGCCCATGCGTGGGCGCTACACCTATATTTGCCTGGTATGCATGGGCGCTACATCTATATTTGACCCCAGCCGGCATTACCCTCAGTGACCATTGGTTACACTGTGTAGCTCCACTGGTCTACGCCACTTCTTCACAGATTGGTCACGACTGGTGGTTGAACGGTGACCTTCCTCACCGGACTCACACCATCCGCTTAACATAGGTGCACATTAAAAAATACGGATTTGAGGGGGCCCAGCGCCCATGATTTGCGCATCGGTACCAAGCGTGCACCTGCGTCTGCGAGTCCCTGTGGGTATGCCTAACGGCGGTGGTTGGGCTTGGGGGGCGCTGGATGCCCTCCCTGGTGACCTAGGCAGTGAGCTGGCGCTGAACGCTCGGGAGTGCCAAGCCCTGGTGCAGACGTACGGGCGCACCATGACCCGTGTTCTATCGCGTGCGCAGCTAGGGGATCGCTTCCGGATCTGTGCGTGGGGGCGGACTACCGGGCTGATCATCGGCATGCGTGAGTGGGCATGGTCCACATCCGATCGTGACTACGTGCCCGTGGGCGAATACCTGTGTGGCTGGCGTGAAGCGCTGCGCTCCTACTGGCATCACACCGGGGAACTCTTCGACCCGTACAGCGATAGCTACCGGCGCATGGCCAGCGCGGTGAACGACGTTCCTCACGAACTCCACTCGCCCCCGTACGTGCGTCACCGCGAGGACGTCCCACACGAGCACGCCTTGCCCGACCTGTACGGACTCCGCAGCGCGTAACCTGCCCGCATGGAAATGCCAGCCATGCCACCCAAGATCAAGTCTTATGACGACGCACGCGCGCTGCTAGCCAAGTTGGAGGGTCGAGCCGCCATGTGGGAGCGCAACGCACGTGACGCCAAGGAACGGGCCGAGGAGTTCGAGCGTGCAGCGCGAGAAATCAGGGAGGGCGCAACGTCCGTGGTTGTCGGTCGCACTACCTACACACTGACCAGCGAAGGGGCGTAGCCTTGTCCAACTGGCCTGGTAACGGACCAGGCCTGACAGTCAGTTAGGACAACCGAAAATGACCCAAGTGGACAGCTCTGCCGCAAGGCATCTGGGAACGCCACTTGACTCTCGCCCCACCCATGGGCAGGGACAAGCGGCCGAGATTGATGCCTCAACACCCCTGCCGGACGGGTGGGTCTCTTTCTGCTCCCGCCCGGACGCCGTGAATCACGCGCACTGGTACGCCACAGCGCCGTGGCACGCCGACACGATCAAGGCCAACGCCGGTGACGGAGTACGGGGCACCGCCATGCAGCTAGAACAGACGGTGGACGCCGACACGTGGCCTGCGCTGCATGCTGCTGTGTCGGCGCAGATGGCCCTGTACGCCTCTTTGACGGACGGGGTGGACCTGTGACCCAGGTTGCCCCCGAACGCGCCCCACAGACCCCCTCAGGGCCCGTTCAGCGCTATGCAGTGCGTCAGTTGTCCGGTCCGCTTCACTGGGGCATCTTCGATCTGCACATGGGCGCCTGGTGCTCGCTGGCCGATGGCGGATGCTTCCTGCCCCTGGAGTGGAAGACAGCGGGAGAGGCCGATGTGTGGCTGTACCTCTGCCGTGTGGCTTGGGGGAGGGGGTTCGTGCCAGCGCCGGACGGCTGGAACGGCTACTAAGCGACGCTCCGCACCCGCAGAACTACGTTTCGCCGTTATGTACTCAAGCCTGTGCACGTCACGGGTCACGTGCGTATCCTTGAGTACATGACCACCGAAACAGACACCGCAGGCCGGACCAGAGTCGCCGTATACCTGCGTCTCAGCCGTGACACCGAGTCGAGCGCCAGCATCGAGACACAGCGCAACGCAGCGCACGTGTGGCTAGCAGCAAACGGGCACGCGGACGCTGAGATCACTGAGTACATCGACGCTGGCGTATCCGGCGCCAAAGCCCTGGAATCCCGTAAGGGCATGCGGCAGCTCATGGACGACGTACAACAGCGTGTCACGGACGCTGGCCGGAGCGCCCCGGACGAGACGATCGTCATCGCATGGAAGCTGGACCGTTACGCACGCAGCGTGAGTGAGTTCCTCCGCCTGGTCGCATGGGGCGAGCCTCGCAGGGTCAGGCTGGCCACCACGGACAACACGATCAACACCACCACCGCAACGGGCCGCATGGTCGCTGTGGTGCTCGCTGCGCTGGCCGAATGGGAACGCGACCTGATCAAGTCCCGCATCGTAGATGGGCAGGCCACTAGGCGAACCCAGGGCCGATGGGGCGCCGGTAACCCTCCGTACGGGTATCGGATCGTGAAGCGGGACACCCTTGCGTACCTGGAGATCCATGAGGAGCAAGCGACCAAGATCCGGGCGGCTGTAGATGATCTGCTGGACAACGAAGGGTCGGTAGCCAGTACGGCACTCCTGGTGGACATCTCCGAGGCCCAGTGGCGCCGATTGCTCAAAGCGCCCACCCTCAAGGGACAGCGCGCACACCACGGCGAACTGGTGGTGGCCGAGGACGGCATCACCCCGGTGCAGTTCGCTGAGCCCATCATCGGCGCTGCTGAGTTCAAGCGCATCGCCGCAAGGCTGGCCAAGCTGTCCACGGGCGAGCTCAAGGCACCCAGGGCAGGCGCAAACCTCTGCGACGGCATGTCGTGGTGCGACGTCTGTAACGGGCGGCTGAACGGCGGACGCAGCGACAGGGGCGAACAGCTCTACCGGTGCAAGCAAGGCCACCTATCCATCTACGCCCGGGTACTCGACGCGCGGGTCACTGACGAGTTCCTGACCAGGTTCGGCAACTTCGCTGAGCACGTCGTCCGCCTTGAGGGTGGTAACGATCTCAGCGACCAGATCACAGAGGCCGAGGAGCAAGCGGCACGGCTCGCTAAGCGCATGGCTACGGCTGGCCCGCTGATGCTCGGGACGCTGGAAGAGTTGAGCGCTGAGCTGGAAGCCACGTACGCCGCTCTAAGGGCCGCTCACGACCCGGACGTACGCGAGGTACTCGAACCCACTGGACGGACGATAGGCGAAGCGTGGGAGGCAGATCCGGGGGCACGGGGCCGGTTGCTCGCCGACATGGGTTTGCGGGTGGTCCTGCGTCGCACGGGTCGAGGACGAGTCAGCGAAGAGCGGTTGGCCGAACGACTGTCAGTGTCCTGGGCAATCGGCGGCGACGATCACGAGCTTGCCGAGATGCTGGGTGACCTTGACGCAGCTAGGGAGTGACGCGCGTCACACAGGTAGTCACAGGGCGGTCACGGAGATGGTTCCGGGCTCGCCCTTTGGCGTTACAGCGGTGAGCGGTGACGACTCCCCAACCCCCGCTCAAGATCAACATACCCTCTGACCTGCGTAAAGTGATGAAGTGACGATTAACCCCCTACTTTCATAACCACATAAGGTTTCTAAAGGGATTACAGAAGACGGCTACTAACCGTCACTTCGTCACTCCTCCCCAAGGGGTAGGCCTTTCACCCGATCTATATAAGGTATGGGGTCAGTCGTTTCCCGCGCACCAAGTCACACAGACGGCGGACTGAGGACCTGACCCACACCCCCGGATGCTCCCCTGCCTCTCTCCCAGGGTCGAGCGTCCGGGTATGCCTCGCTAGCTCAGTTGGAAGAGCGCCGGTGTGAAGCTCCGGAGGTCCATGGTTCGAGTCCATGGCTTGGCACGCGTGGGTTCCCCCGTCGCCCTGACATCGGGAACATCTTGCCCGGCATTTACGCCTGATGAAGCGGCCCTAGCGGGTACGCAGAAACCACCCTGTGTGGTCGCGCGGAGTCTCCCTGGCCGGGGAATAACTGGAGACCTAGGGGCGACACTTTGGTGCGTAGCTCAGTGGGTAAGAGCGCCGGACTGATAATCCGGAGGTCGCTGGTTCAAGTCCAGCCGCATCTACTAGGCGCAGAAAATAGGCCTTGACCGGCCGACGATATGCACCCTGGGTGAAACCGGCCCTGCTCCCCTGGCTAGTCACCATGGGGAAGGGGCGGCGAGTAGCCCTCAACCGCTGATAGCCCAACTGGAAGAGGCACCAGGCTTAGACCCTGGGTGGTGGGGGTTCGAATCCCTCTCAGCGGACGGCGCCGACGTGTACCGCACTGATTCCCGTCACTGGGTCAGTGGACTGGTGGCGCTGGCGCTTCCCGTGGGTATGGCGCAGCTTGGTAGCGCACCTGGTTTGGGACCAGGAGGTCACAGGTTCGAGTCCTGTTGCCCGCACAATGAGCGGTTACACAATTGCGTGGCTGGCTTGGCTGGTCGCATTCGCTGCAATCGAGGGTAAAGCCCTCTTCAACAAGACTGAGGGCGACACTCTCAGTGAGCACGTTTGGCGTTGGTTCGCCACGGCGCAGGGGTCCACTGGGAAGCCTTCCGGTTGGGTCCGCCTGCGCCGTTTCGCGCTGCTCGCGTTCATGTCGTGGCTCGGCGTTCATTTTCTGACGGGTGGCAGGTTCTGACCACCTACCAATTTCGGTATGTGGAGGCTTCCCCCTTGCTCGTTCGACGCTTTGACTCTGTCGCTGACGCACGCCTAGGGCGCCATGTGTGCCACGATCCCCGCTCGCTGGACTACGCGCACGGCGTGTTGCCTGCGTCCGCGATTCAGTCGGTCTCGTGGCAGCGTAGGGCGCCGATTCTCGACCAGGGCAACCTAGGGTCGTGCACTGGCAACGCTCTTACGGGTGTTCTGGGCACCGATTCCAAGGGTCGTACGGCGCCGACGTCAGTCACGGTCAAGGCGGACGGCAAGGGCGTGTTCGCGGCTGGTACGTACGCGCTGGATGAGGGCTTCGCTGTGAAGGCGTACAGCCTGAACACGCGGCTTGACAGCTTCTCGGGTACCTATCCGCCCACTGACACTGGCTCGAACGGACTCAGCGCTGCCAAGACTGGTGTCTCCCTGGGTCTGCTGAGTGGTTACACCCACGGCTTCTCGATCGCTGCCCTACAGTCGGCGCTTCAGTCTGGCCCTGTCCTCTGGGGCACGCTGTGGCTGAACTCGATGTTCACCACGGACAGTGATGGAATCCTCAAGGTTGACAAGTCGAGCGGCTCGGCCGGTGGGCATGAGCTAGTCATCAGTGGCTACGACACGGCCAGTGACCTGTACGAGATCCAGAACTCATGGGGCACGTCGTGGGGGATCGACGGTTACGCGTACGTCAAGGGCGCCGACATGGCCTATCTGCTGTCCCAGGATGGCGATATCACGGTGCCTGCCTACGCTGCTGCCCCTGTGCCTGCGCCTGTGGCTGACGCCGATCAGGTGCTCTACGCTGCGTTCACGTCCTGGTCTACAGCCAAGGGCTATGTCAAGGGCGCGTAGCGTCTGCTCGTCCCCTGGTTGTCCTGTGCTCGTGTTCCCCGCTGGTCGCTGTGACGAGTGTAGGGCGCGAGCCAGGGCCATGCGGCGCACGCCTGCGAGCAAGGGCTATGACACTGCATGGCGCAGGACACGGGCACGCTTCCTGCTGGTGCATCCGTACTGTGAGTGTGCTGAGTGCACGCTCCTACCCATGCCGCTGAAGCCTGTTGCCACTGAGGTTGACCACGTAGATGGGCTCGGCCCACTTGGTCCCCGTGGTCACGACTGGTCCAACCTACGCAGCATGACTAAGGCACATCACTCGCGTGAGACTGCGCGTAACCAACCTGGTGGTTGGAATGATCGAGGCTGAATACGCTGTGCGACTTTCCTGATGTCCGTTTTGACCTAGATGGGTGGGGATGGACCCCTTCGGAGCCTGGGGGGATTGAGCGCGGGGGAGGGCTCTGCCTGGTGCGCCCGGTAAGAGAAGTCTGAGGCAGTGACGCAGCGTGCACGACGAGGAGGTGACGCACCGTGGCAAGGGGTACGAGTAGCCGTTCCGGTCCGGCACCTTCCAGCACAGACCGTAGCCACAAGGCCAAGGCTGACTCGCAGGGGTGGACGACCCTTCCCGCTGAGGGGCGCCACGGCGATACGCCAGACTTCCCGCTGATCGACCCCAACGGGCGTGAGCAAGAGATCTGGGAACGGCTCTGGGGCATGCCTCAGGCTGTCCAGTGGGAAGCGTCCAACCTTGAGTACGAGGTGGCAGCGTACGTGCGCCTGTTGGCTCGCGCTGAGCTTCCTGACTCAGTCGCCATGCTGTGGTCGCAGGTCAAGCAAATCGGTGAGTCCCTGGGTCTGACTGCCGCTGGCATGCTCCGCAACAAGTGGATCGTTGCCCCGGTGGCCGAGGATGGCGAGTCGCCCACCCTGTCCGCTGGCTCTCCTGTCTCCTCGCTGACTGCTCGACTCAAGGCTGTGGCCGATGGCTGACGGTAAGGTCCTGGTCGTCGCGCTTGCGTGGACTGAGGCTCATGCCGTCATCCCCGATGGTTTCCGGCAGGGCGAGCCGTTCGAGCTACTGGCTTGGCAGCTCAAGGTGGCCAGCAACTTCTATACGGTGCGCAGCGATGCGACGGTGGGTCAGCGAAGCACTGCGTTTGTCCATCGGCGTGCCCAGGTCATCATGTCCCAGAAGTCGGGCAAGGGCCCTTTCGCTGCTGCGATCGTCCTTGCTGAGGCTGCGGGACCGACCGTGTTCGCTGGCTTCGCCGAGGGTGGCGAGCAGTACCGGTGCCGTGACCATGGTTGCCCCTGTGGGTGGGTGTACGCCTACTCGCCGGGTGAGCCGATGGGTGTTCCTCAGCCCACGCCGCTGATTCAGCTACTCGCTACCAGCGAAGACCAGGTGGCGAACGTCTACCGTCCGCTCAAGGCCATGATTAAGCATGGTCCGTGTGGCGCGTTGATGAGCGTCCGCGAGGGGTTCGTCAGGGTTGGTGCTGAGGGGCGAATAGACGTAGTGACGTCATCGGCCCAATCGCGCCTCGGTAACCCGATTACCTTTGCGATCCAGGACGAGACAGGCACGTACACAGCGACCAACAAGATGATCAAGGTTGCTGAGACGATGCGCCGTGGTCTGGCCGGTATGTCCGGGCGCTCGATGGAGACGACGAACGCTTACGACCCTTCCGAGGAGTCGACGGCTAAGCGCACCCATGAGAGCAGCGCCGAGGATGTCTACCGGTACTTCCCGCAGGCCCCTCAGATGCTGTCCTACCGAAACAAGGTCGAGCGGCGCCGGATTCACAAGGCTGTTTACGCTGATTGCCCGCACATCGACCTAGATGCTATTGAGGCTGAGGCTAGCGAGCTTGCCGAGACTGACCCAGCGCAGGCAGAGCGATTCTTCGGCAACCGCATCGTCGCAGGCGCCGGAGCGTGGATTGAGCACAACCTGTGGGAGGCTCGCGCCAACGGCGCCCGTGTGGTGGCCCCTAAGACGCCGGTTGTCCTGGGGTTCGATGGCTCCGACGTAGATGACTGGTCGGGCTTTCGCGCTGAGACCCTGGACGGGTTCCAGTTCACGCCGACGTTCGGGCCTAACTCGCTGCCTACGATCTGGAATCCCGCCGATTACGGGGGACAGGTTCCGCGTCTGGAAGTGTCCGCAGCGCTCGACGAGATCATGTCGCGCTATGACGTGAAGCTTCTGTACGCCGATCCTCCCTATTGGGAGTCAGAGGTAGATACCTGGGTTGACCGCTACGGGGACCGGGTCGTTATCAGTTGGTACACGCGCCGTGTTGTTCAGATGCACGCTGCTGCGGAACGGCTGAAGACAGACATCAGTAAGGCTGACACGTCGTTCAGCCATGACGGGTGCCCGATCACTTCCGGCCACATGCGGAATGCGCGCGCTGCTGCTCGACCCCAGGGCCGCTATGTGCTGGCCAAGGCGGCACAGGACCAAAAGATCGACGTTGCCGTTACGTCCATCCTCGCCCACGAAGCTGCGATGGATGCGGTAGCTGCTGGCATGGCTGCACCCAAACGAAAGTCCTACTACTACGGAGCATGAGCCCACCAGGAGGGGGCATCAATGGCTACTGAGTCTGAAGCCCTGCGCCTGATAGGCCTACTTGAGGACGAGCTACGTAACCGCCGCTGGGAAATCGACCGTAACGAGCAGTACTACCGGGGCAAGCAACCGCTGAGGTTTGCCTCGGATGAGTTCAGGAAGTACCACGGGCAGCGCTACCAGGGGTTCTCTGACAACTGGGTACAGGTGGTCTCTGACGCGCCTGTAGAGCGGCTCACAGTCAATGGCGTTATGCCGTCCGGGCAGACTCAGGCTGATGCCGAGTTGTGGCGTGTCTGGCAGATGAATGGCCTTGACGCTGACTCGCAGCTTGGCTTCCTTGGCGCTGTTAACTCTGGCCGTTCCTTCGTGCTCGTATGGGGTAACCCTGACGAGCCTGAGACGCCTTGCGTGACGTTCGAAGACGCTTCGCAGTGCATCGTTACGTACGAGCCTGGCTCTCGCCGGAAGCGTAGGGCAGGGCTGAAGCGCTGGGAGGACGGCGGCTGCGACTACGCCACGCTCTATCTCGCTGATGAGGTCTGGAAGTTTGAGCGCTCCCGGCTCACGACCCACCAGAAGACTCCGCAGATGCAAGCGGTCGACGAAGAACTAGACAAGTGGGAGATGCGGGATATGGGCGACGAGCCCAACCCGCAGCCGAACCCCATGGGAGTTGTCCCGCTGGTCGAGCTTCCCAACCGGCCGACCATGGTTGGCGACCCGATCTCGGATATCTCCGGCGTGATCGCTGTACAGGACGCTGTAAATCTCCTGTGGGCGCAGCTCTTTACTACGTCTGACTATGCGTCGTTCCCTACTCGCATTGTCCTTGGCGCTGAACGCCCGGTTGTTCCGGTCCTCGACGCTTCGGGGCAGATCGTTGGCGAGCGCCCCGTCGATATGGAAAAGTTCGCCGTTGACCGTGTGCAGTTCTTCACGGGTGACAACGTCCGTACGGAGGAATGGTCGGCCGCCAACCTTGGCGCCTATGCGGACATCATCGAAACGGCCGTAGGCCACATCGCCGCGCAGACTCGTACACCCGCGCACTACCTAATCGGCAAGATGGCGAACCTATCCGGTGATGCGCTGATCGCTGCGGAGACCGGTCTGGTCAAGCGAGTCGAGGAAAAGCAACTTTGGTTTGGGCAGGCGCTCCGCGAAGTGTTCCGCCTGATCGCGCTGGCGCAGGGCGACGACACTAAGGCTCTGGCGGTTGCTGGTGGCCGAGTGCTCTGGGCTGATGCTCAGTCCCGCTCTCAGTCACAGCTAACTGACGCGCTGCTAAAGCTCAAGCAGCTCGGGTTTCCGTTCGAGTTCCTCGCGCTGCAATACGGGCTTACGCCTACCGAAGTTGCTGACCTACTCGCCATGAAGGATAAGGAACTTCAGGCGGACCCGATGGGCGCGTTCACGCAACTTATGGCGCAGGACCCATCGCAGGGAGACAACACGAATGGCCAACAGTCTGGTAGCGAAACGCCACCAGGAGACCCGAGCGCATCTAGCTGACGCTACAGCGCGGGCAGTGCTCGCCGAGTGGTCCAAGGTGAATCCTGACGCCGTTGCACACGAGTGGGGGAGGCTCCTCCCCAAGGTCATTGCCATTGTTCAGGCCGGGCAACTGCATGCCGCTGAGGGAACACACACCTTTATGCGTGAGCTGCTCGGCCCATCGGCCCTGGTTGGTACGCCGGACATTGACGCAGGGCAGTTCGCAAGGGCTACGCCGGACGGCCGTGACCTGATGAGCCTGTTGGCTCGATCCATTCCCACGGTGCTGCGGTTCGTAGCGCAGGGCGAGAATCCGCGTACGTCACTGCTACGAGGGGCGGCGTTTCTCAGCCTAGTTGTGCGTACCGTCATCGCTGATACGGGCAGGCAAGCGGACCAGGCCGCAATGGTCTCCAACCGCAACGTTACTGGCTACGTGCGCGTGGTCCATATGCCTGCATGCTCCCGGTGCATCCTGCTCGCCGGGCGTGAATACCACGTGTCGAGCGGGTTCCTTCGGCATCCTCGCTGCGATTGCACGATGGAGCCGGTTACCAGGGAGCATCAGCCCACCCCCATCAGTCCTAAGGATACTTTCGACCGCATGTCCGCAGCCCAGCAGCGCAAGGCTTTTGGGGAAGCGGGGGCCAAGGCCATCAATGATGGGTCGGATATTGGCAGCGTGGTGAACGCGCGTAAGGCTGTGGACACGGTCCAGATGTTCGGGCGCAAGGTGCAAGTCACCCACACGAACACGGGATCCCGCCGAAAGAAGAACCCTCCCAGGCTTATGCCCGAGGAGATTTACCGGTTGGCCGACGGTGACCGTGAGCACGCTATCCGGCTGCTCGACAAAAACGGCTATCTCCTCTGACCACTTACCGATTTCGGTAGGTCCACCCCTCGCGCGCAACGCGCACCCCACTCAATCCCGCAACGGAGTTGAAGCATGCCCGAAAACGTTGACGAGACGACCGCTGAGACGGTTACTGACGAGACTGACGTGACGGAGACTCCTCCGGGTGATGCTCCCTCGGATGCGGATCCGGCCGGTAGCGAGGCGCTCGGCGATGCGGGCAAGAAGGCGCTCGACTCCATGAAGGGGAAGTGGCGCGAGGAGCGTGACCAGCGACGTGCGCTAGAAGCGCGAATTGCTGAGCTGGAAGCACCGAAGGGTGCCAGCACTACAGACCAGCCTGATGCGGACGCGATCCGTGCGCAGGCTACGCGCGAGGCTACCGAAAAGGCGAACGCGCGAATTCTTCGATCTGAGGTCAAGGCGGCTGCCGCTGGCAAGTTCCTTGACGTCTCGGATGCGCTCCTGAATCTCGACCTGACCCGGTTCGAGGTTGATGAGAACGGCGACATTGACGCCGACGAAGTCAAGGACGCGATTGAAGAGCTACTCACCAGGAAGCCGCATCTGGCCGCAACGGCTCGCCCCCGCTTCCAGGGCACTGGCGATGGTGGTGCAGCGCGCAAGGCGTCTGGACCGAAGCAGCTAACCGCCGACGATCTCAAGGGCATGAGCCCTGAACAGGTCGTCAAGGCAAAGCGCGAGGGACGCCTAAACAGCGTGCTCGGCATCAAGTAACCCCCTAGATAAGGAGCGTTTCCGGCATGGCCGTTGACAGTTTTATCCCTAAGATTTGGTCGTCTGAGCTTTTCGTCGCTCTGCGTGAGAAGCTGGTGTTCGGCCAGCCTGGTGTCATCAACCGTGACTACGAGGGCGAGATTGCCCAGTCTGGCGACACCGTTCACATCGGCTCGCTGACTCGGCCGACCATCGCGACGTACACCAAGAACAGCACCGCGATCACCCCGCAGGTTCTGGCCACCACGGACCAGACCCTAGTCATCGACCAGGCCAAGTACTTCGCGTTCGCTGTGGACGACGTTGACGCGCGTCAGGTCAAGGACGGTGGGGCGCTGCTCAACAAGGCTGCGGATGACGCTGCGTTCGGTCTGGCCGAGACCACGGACCTGTTCCTGGCTAACCTGATGGCCACGGCCGCTGGCAACGTCGTGACGCCTGCTGACATCACTACCACCGACCTGGCGTACAAGGCAGTCCTTACCCTCAAGCTCAAGCTCGACAAGGCCAAGGTTCCGACCGAGGGTCGATTCCTGATCGTCTCGCCCGAGTTCTACGCGCTGGTTCTCCAGGACACCCGGTTCATCTACGCGAACCAGTACGGCACCAACGCGCCGATCATGAACGGCGAGGTTGGCCAGATCCTTGGCTTCTCCGTCACGGTGTCGCTGAACCTGCCTGCCGGTACCGCTGGTACTGGTTCTGAGGTTTCCAACTTTGTGATCGCGGGCCACCCGATGGCGACGACGTACGCGGAGCAGATCAACTCTGTTGAGGCGTACCGCCCACAGGCGTCTTTCGGTGACGCGATCAAGGGTCTGCACCTGTACGGCGCCAAGGTCGTTCGCCCCGAGGCGCTGGCCGTGCTTGACGCCGACGTGACCACGGGTCTACTGCCGTAGTCCTGACGTGAGCAGGGAGGCCACTTCCCGAAATCGGTAGGTGGCCTCCCTGCTCCTGGTCCACCCCATCTACTTCCGAGGAGTTACCTGCATGGCTGTTATTGAGGTTGAGAACAACTCTGGCCAGGTCGTCCGCCTGACGATGGATGAGGGCAGCGAGCAGCACGAGTATCTGCGCAAGCTGGCCCGACGCGATGACCTGCGACGCGTGGACATCGTCAACCACAGGGAACCTGCCACCCGCAAGACTGCTGCGTCCAAGTAACGAGAGGGTGACCCGGCATGCCGCTTAGCCCGCTGGCCACGGTTGCTGATCTGGTCGCACGGGGTGTGACTGTCGACTCTGCGGAGCAAGTGGCCGTAGCCACCTACTTTGACGTTGCTTCGGCCATTGTGCGTGATGCTGCCGGTTCCCCAATCAGCGCTACATCCAGCACGGTGACGCTGGAAGGTAGAGGCTCCCGCCTTCAGCTACCGGGCGGACCCGCTACGGCCGTCTCTGGCGTTTCCGTGGACGGGCTGGCAGTCACGGACTACAAGCTTCTTTCCGGCGCTCTCGTGCGCTCCTGTGGATTCCCTGATGGCAGTGAGGTCACGGTGACCTATACGCACGGGTTCGCCACGGTGCCTGCTGACATTGTTGACCTGGTGTGCCGCCTGGTGGGCCAGGAGCTAACGGCCATGCGTAGCGGTGACATCGCCTCGCGCGGGATCACGTCCGAGCGCATCGGTGACTACTCGGTGACCTACTCGGACGCTGAGACCGGAACCATGTGCCTGTCTGAGTACCAGCGGAACAGGCTGGCTGCTCGCTTCGGCAACGGTGGATCCATCACGGTGCGGTCTCTGTGAGCCGACACCACCACCACCACAACAACTAAGGAAACTGGCACATGGCAATTCTTACCGTTCAGGTTGTCCCGACTAGTGGCGCTGCACCGACTTTCGCAAGCGCGTCTGCGGGTGGCGATCAGGCCCCTATTGACAAGACGTATTTCCTCGTCGTCCGTAACGGCGGAGCGTCGCCGATCACTGTCACTGTGGTTACGCCCGGCACTGTCAAGGGTCTCGACATCGCCGACGCCGCGCTGTCCGTCCCTGCTGGCGGTAGTGGTTTCATTCCGATGGACGCGATCTACCGTGACCCGGTTACTGGCCGTGCGAACGTCACGTACAGCGCTGTCACGTCGGTCACGGTTGGCGTTATTCAGGCTGGCTGATGGGACTTAACCGCCTCCTGAATTCCTCGGTTACCATCTGGCGCGTTTTGACTGCGCCGGATGGGGCTGGGGGAGAGGTCACCTCGCTGTCTCAGGTGGGGGAGTCGCGCGCGATGATCAGTCAGCCGTCAGCGTCTGAACGCATGCTCGCTGACCAGGGTCAGTCACTGCACTCGCACAATGTCCACCTGCCGCCAACTGCCAATGTGCGCAGGGGGGATGAGCTCCGCCATGGGGCCCAATCGTTCCGTGTGCTCGCTGTGTTCACGCCTTCCCGCCCCATCTATCTGCGCGCTGATGTGGAGTTGATCCAGCATGGGTAGGCATCCTCGCGCGGCTGGTCGGCGTTCCGCCGTAACAGTGTCTGTCAGCGGTAGCGAGGCACTGCTAAAGCAGCTGAAGTTTGTGACCAGCCGTATGCACCAGTCCGTGCGCAAGGCTGTTGAGGAATCCTCGCAGTCCGTTGTGGCTGGTACGAAGCGGCGCGTTCACGTCGACACGGGGAACCTAAAGCAGTCCATCGACTACACGATGCACGACGGACCGGCCATCAAGTCTGAGATTGGCTGGAAGGATCGCGACGACCGGTACGCCATCTGGCAGGAATTCGGCACGCAGGCCATGCCCGCTCGTCCGGCCCTAGGTCCAGCGTTCGCGGCTGAGAAGCGCAAGATCGTGCGCCGGATCGGTGACGCTATCAATGAGGTGATCGGCTGATGCTGCCGCTGTTCGCTGTGCAGTCGGCCGTTTACGCGAGGCTCAACGCTGACCCGCAGTTTGCTGGCAAGGTGTTCGACTTTGTGCCGGACGGTACTGCGTTCCCGTACGTCCGAGTTGGCGAAGCCAGCGACACCGAGGATAACGCCCTAGCCTCGCGCGGCTGGTCGTCGCTGATCACGGTTCATGTCTGGTCGCAGGCCCACGGGTTCGCTGAGGGCTTGGCGCTGGCTAAGCGAGTGACTGAGCTACTCGACCTACAGCCGTTGACCCTCTCTGGCTTTCATCACGTGGCTACTCGCTACACATCAGCGCAAACCATGGTCGATCCCGAACCACCCGGGGACGTCCGACACATAGCACTCAGCTTTACCGTCATCACGGAGGAATGAGCCCATGTCTGGAATCAACGCGTTCGGAACCCTACTCAAGCGTGGTAACGGGGCCGGAACCGAGATTTTCACCACGATCGCTGACGTCACCTCGCTTAC